CGCCAATTACGGCTAGACGGTATGCTTGAGTCCCGAGCAGTCTAACATATCATGGGATATGTGACGAGCAAAGTGACTGTAAGGTAGTTAAACTCGCATATACGAGACAATCCAACGAGGTCTACTAACACTAGAATAGTTGGGCGCCAATTTTACATGCTGATATAACACAGGGGCAGTGTACTTTCTTGGTAAGAAAGAGGTCGCAGGTTCGAATCCTACTATCAGCACCAAATATAGCCCTATTAGTTTAATGGTAGAACTACTGTTTCGTAATCAGTCGGTAGCAGTTCGATTCTGTTATGGGGCACCAAGATTGACAATAAATCAATCTTCATGTATAGTTCAGTTATTGTGTTCTTAAGGCTGATGACGGCAATCGTCAGAAGGTCTGATACTTCACCCCGTTGCCGCGGGGTCTCTGTGGTGTTAGTGGATAGCACACTGGCCTCAGGCCAGAGGGGTAGGTTCGAATCCTAACTGGAGTTTATGAAGTCATCAGCCTTAAGAACATAAGCCCTGCGAGGCAGCTGGTGTGGCCGCTAGTCCTTCAAACTAGTGAGAGGGGTTCGAAACCCCTGCAGGGTACCAAAAATCTATTCCGAAGTAGCTCAGTGGTAGTAGCAGTTGACTGTTAATCAATTGGTCGTAGGTTCGATCCCTATCTTCGGAGCCAAACAATTTAGGTCTCAAAGTGTTCATGGACGCACGATAGCCTGTCACGCTATAAGAAGGGGATCGTTACCCCTTGGGACCGCCAAGTTAAAGGATGCTAACAGCAAAACTTTTTAAACATCAAACTTGTAATTTGAAACGTTAAAAATGCATCCTGTTATATAATGGCTCTATAACTCAGTTGGTAGAGTATCGTCTTGATAAGGCGGAAGTCCCTGGTTCGAGCCCAGGTGGAGCCACCAACTAAATACATAGGAGGATTACTTCTATGATAATATATACAAATTGGTTTGTGCCATCACGTTTTGGTGGCATTAATTATGGTCCTATTAGTTTTATAAGACCTAGAAATCGCGGCGATCAAGGTATGGTCGCACATGAAAATACTCATCAACGTCAGTTTTGGCGCTCATTTGGTTTAATGGGTATACTGTATAAATTCAGCAAGAAACATCGTTATCAGTACGAGTTAGAAGCCTATAGAAATCAATTGGCAACTAAGCCAGAACAAGACAAAGAAAAACTAGCAGTTGTCTATGCTGGTCACTTGGCATCACTCTATGGATTAGATGTTACTGTTGATCAAGCATTAGCCGATATTAAAAAATAAGCGTCTTTAGCTCAACTGGATAGAGTTCCTGGCTTCGAACCAGGCGGTTGTGGGTTCGAATCCTGCAAGACGCGCCACACCTTCAATGGTGTCTATAGTGTAGTGGCCTGCACACTTGTCTGTGAAACAGGTAGTACCGGATCGATACCGGTTAGACACCCCAAATTTATGTCCGGTTAGTTCAGCGGTATGAACGCTACCCTGACACGGTAGAGGTCACTGGTTCGATCCCAGTACCGGACACCATAGTGAGTTGTCAGAGAGGCCTAATGACACTGATTGGAAATCAGATGGCTGTGTAAGCGGCACAGAGGTTCGAATCCTCTACTCACTGCCAACATGTAATGGAAGGTTAACTAGTCTGGGACTAGCACTGATTCGAAACCAGATGGACTCAGAAATGGGTTAGAGTTCGATTCTCTAGCCTTCCTCCAACTCTCTATAGCGTAATCAGGTAGCGTTTCTGGTTCGGGGCCAGAAGGTCCAGGTTCGAATCCTGGTAGGGAGACCAAACATTGCCGATGTAGCTCAGTTGGTAGAGCGACAGAGTAGGCATAAATACACTAGAGGTGTTTATGTTCAACTGTCAATATTGTAATAAAGAATGTAAGAGTCCAAACAGTCTGAGAAACCACGAAAGGTTGTGTACTATTAATCCGGCTCGGCAAGTATCAAATTTTGTAGCGTATAACGCTAACAATGACCCGTGGAACAAAGGGAAAACCGGAGTACAAGTATCTCCTATGAAGGGAAAACCCGGATCGTTCTTGGGTAGGAAACATTCGTCTGAAACCAAACAAAAAATAAGTGAAAAACTCTCTATTAATAACAAGGGTGGCAGAGCGAAATGGTATGACGTTGCAGGGCAAAGAGTACAAGGAACTTGGGAACGGGATATAGCATTAAAATTAGAAGAATTAAAAATCAAGTGGGTCAAATTAAAAACCAATCGAGACACACTAACATATGTAATGCAAGGAAAACTTAGGTCATATACTCCTGATTTTTATTTAGAGGATTATGGTGTTTATCTTGAAGTTAAAGGTTTTTGGTGGGGCAATGACAAAGAAAAGATGAGAATCGTCTTAGAAACCTATCCCGACAAGAATATTGTTATTGTTGAAAAAGAACAATATGATAAGATTATGCAAGGTGAGCTAGTCTGGTGATTCAGCGACGGACTGAAAATCCGTAGAACCAGGTTCGATTCCTGGACCTTGCACCAACCCAAAATAGTTTTTATAAATTGGTGTTTATAATATACTATATAGAATGATATGCCCCGATGGCGGAACGGTAGACGCGGTGGACTCAAAATCCACTATCGAAAGGTGTGAGGGTTCGAATCCCTCTTGGGGCACCAAATAACAAATAAAATATTATGAAAAAACTTTTATCATTGTGTATTCTTTTATCATTGGTCGCATGTTCTAAGTTAGAGACAAATGAAATTAAACCTACACGCGACCAAGAACAATTTACAATGATTGTAAAGATCATTCCTAACGAAAACATTACAGAGTTTTGTACTAATTTAGGTGTGCAATACGATAGTAATGGTTGTGCTAGTTATAACCTAGACACAAATGAATGTACAATTTATGTCGTGAAGCCAAGACATACTGAAGATTTAGAACGTTTCGCAGTCATTGGACATGAAACGTGGCACTGTAGGTTTGGCAAATGGCATGACTGATTTAGTGTTATAGTATAAAAACTGTTCGTTGATATCTCCTATTCTCGGAGATGGAGCCTACTATAACACTATTTTGCCCATGTGGTGGAATTGGTAGACACGCAGCGTTGAGGTCGCTGTGCCTTAGTGGCGTGAAGGTTCGAATCCTTTCATGGGCACCAAAAGAGTAGTAAATAGTGTAGAGGTTTATACCTCTCCCAAAGGCATAGGAGAAAAATCATGAAAACCGTTATACTAGAGAATATCTACAACAAAGAGAAATTCACATGTAGTAACCTAAAAGATGTACGAATGATTGACGGTATAGAGTATCTTCGTGTCTTTAAGTTTGGTACTCAGCGTGACGTTTTGATTCGTAAGGACACACTGAAGAAAACAGGTAAAAAGTGACAGATTAAATATGTAAAAAGGAGTTATGATGGCAGTTTTGGCACTAGATATCGGTGGTACACCTCGTCAATGGATTAGCCATGACGACGCAATCTCATACTGGGCAACTGATAGTGTTGCATGGAGTATGGGGGAAATTGTGGCTAGATATCGCGGTGGAACACAAAATGATGGTCGCATCAGCTACCTAGAAACTCCTAGCATTATTGCTGTAAAGGGTCATGCGTTTAACCCCCACAAACATGCTAAGGTTGCGTTGAGCAATAGAACATTGTTCGGTCGTGATCGTTATGTTTGTGCTTACTGCGGTGGGCATTTCCCTAACTTTCACAATCTAAGTCGTGATCACATTGTACCGCGCAGCCGCGGTGGTGAAAACATTTGGATGAATGTAGTTACAGCATGTAAGGAATGTAATGGTCATAAGGGTAACAAAACTCTTAGAGAAGCAAATATGGAGTTATTGTACCTCCCATATGAACCGTCACATTACGAAAACATGATTCTACAGAACCGCACGATCCTTGCCGATCAAATGGAATATTTGCTAGCAGGAGTACCTAAGCATTCTAGAATTTGGTTATCTTAGTACGACAGTTATCAAAATGCCAGCGTTTGGCCGCATTCACTGGCACATCCTTCAAACAATGGGGACAAATGACTAATTTTCGTTTTGTACCAAAAGCCGGGTGTTCGGTACCTTTCTTCCCGTAACAGGGATTGTTTTCACCGGCACAGTCCCAATGATTATCAGACATTTTTTGTTTGCTACTTTCATTGTGCCTGTGCCCCTTCAACGACTCTGAAATTTTAGACACAATCGCGGGGTCTCTTTTTCCGCGAACTCGTCCTGATAATGATTTTCTTATCTTCATTTTAGTCACTTCATCAATAGTTTTACCTTTTTGTGAGTTTCCTATTTTTTGTTTATGCGATTCTGATTTGGGAATCCCTTTATGTGATGGCGGTAATCCCCCGCCGACAGCGACATTATAAACATCAGTGCGTTTAATAAAAGATTCATTAACGATTTCTGATTCTTTTTCTAGAGCAACTTTTTGATCGTTAAACACATATAAGGTTTATCTAGAAAATTTGTCAGCGCCGTATTTGTTAATTGCTTTTAGCAGTTTAACGCCGCTACCCAAGTACCCATCAAATATGAATGGATCAACTTCTTGGTAATGGTAACCTATATAAAATTTGTTGTTGACACTATTAGTCGTTTTGTATATAATATGGAACATAAAGTATTTAGCTTAACCACTATGAAAACATAAATTAAAAATTTTAATTATGTGGTGTAATGTATAAATATTTTCACGCCCTTGTAGCTCAGTTGGTAGAGCAGCGCACTTGTAATGCGAAGGTCGGGAGTTCAAATCTTCTCGGGGGCACCAAAAAATCAATTCCAGATTAGCTCAGAGGTAGAGCAGTTGACTGTTAATCAATTGGTCCCTGGTTCGATCCCAGGATCTGGAGCCAAATATAAAAAGTCAAACAACCGAAATGTTTGACTTTTTTCTTATAAAAATGTATAGTATCTTTATACGGCTGTAGTTCAGTGGACCAGAACAACTGCCTTCTAAGCAGTGGGTCGCAGGTTCGAATCCTGCCAGCCGTGCCAAATTTTCGGTTAGAGATAAATACTCTAACCGAAAGGGTTTAATATGTGGAAATGTAAAACATGCGAGATTGAAGGACAGGATAACTTCTATAAAAGTCAAGCTTGGTATTGTAAATCATGCTGGAACAAAAAGACTGCCCAGCGCACAAAGGATAATGTCAAAACATTAAAAAATGAATTTGGTGGAAAATGTAGCGTTTGTGGATATAATAAATGTATGGACGCCTTGCAATTTCATCATTTAGATCCTACAGAAAAAGAATACACACTTGGCAATCGCCGTCAATTTAACTTAGATTTCCTCAGAAAAGAAATGGCAAAGTGTATTCTTGTGTGTGCTAACTGCCACGCAGAAATACATTCCAAACAGTTGTAAATTCTTTAACACAATTTATATGACATAAATAAATCTATCGGAGTATAGGCTAGTCTGGTTTAAGTCGTCTGCTTTGGGAGCAGAAAATCGGGAGTTCGAATCTCTCTACTCCGACCATACACAATTTAGCATCCTTAGCTCAGGGGTAGAGCGTTTCGTTTACACCGAAAGGGTCGGAGGTTCGAAGCCTTCAGGATGCACCAAAATTGGGGGATTAGCTCAGTTGGGAGAGCAGTAGCTTTGCAAGCTAAAGGTCATCGGTTCGAACCCGTTATCCTCCACCAATCAATTCATTATCTCCCTGGTATAATGGCATTACGTCGGTCTCCAAAACCGCAGATCGGGGTTCGATTCCCTGGGGGGATGCCAAAATAAATACTATTCAATGGAGAATAGTATGGACCAACACG